GAATTAGACCGCAATTTAGGGTATGGAATAATGACCTTTGGGGGTATAACTTATTTATCAACCGAGTTTGACTTGGTTGTTTACGCAAGACAATAAGGAGGAGATAATATGGCACATTTATCAGGTCGAACGGGGATGGTATATATAGCTGGTGATATAGCTGGCTGCAAAAGCTGGACTATTGATTACTCGGTCGATATGCTGGACACTACTGACTTTGCGGATGGTGCAGCTACCAATTCAGCGAGGACATTTCTACCTGGGTTAAGTCAATGGTCGGGTTCCTTTGAAATCAACAAGGACGGGGCACCTATGGCATTGGGTACAAGCTCAACTGCTGTATCATTAAAGCTGGAAGAGGACACTACTTCCTACTGGTCTGGGTCAGCATTTATTACCTCTATCAGTGCCAGTAATTCAGTTGATGGATTAGTAACATATTCCATGACTTTTCAGGGAACTGGAGAACTAACAGAGAGCGCAGCTTAAGGGAGGATAACATGGCACATTATTCAGGTAGAACAGGAATTGTCTTTACTGCCGACTTGTTGCTAGACAACTGCGAAGCTGACTGGGACGATGGCACGCATGGGTCGTCAGACTTGGAAACATCTGATTTCAAGGTGGGATCAGGGAGTGTAGCGATCACAGGTAGTAGTGTTGAGAATGGGGATGTACTAGCCGTTAATGTAATAACAGAACGTAATTTATCAACTTACACGCATTGTATTTGTTGGGCTAAGTGTACAGCGACAGTAGCTGCCGCTGATTTAAGACTCGTCTTAGATGATACTGCTGGATGTGGAAGCCCTGAGAGTTTACTGGACTTCCCCGCTTTAACTGCCAATGTTTGGAAGTTATGTCATCTTACGGAGGTTGGATCATCAGAACTAGATAATTCTACGGCAGCAGATAACATTGGCTTGGAGTGGAACGCTAATGCTGCTGATAAGGTTGTCACCCTGGATGATATAAGGGCAGCCAAAACCGTAGCTGGTATAAGGGCATGGACACTGGATTACTCAGTGGATGTATTGGACACTACTGACTTTGCGGATGGTGCAGCTACTAATGGAGCAAGGACATTTACGCCAGGTCTATCAAGCTGGTCGGGAACATTTGAAGGTCTCAAGGATGGGGCTCCGCTTACTCCCTTTACACAAACAAGTATTGAGCTGGCAGAAACCGCTACAGTAACTCAGGCATGGCTTGGCAATGTCATAATCATGGGGGTTACTCCCAATGCTTCTGCTGATGGGTTAGTAACTTATACCTATAACTATCAGGGCGTAGGGGAGTTAATGGAAGCCTCTGCATGATAGGTGAGATTGGGACACTTAAACAAGGCAGACAGGTGGGTGGTATCTTTAATTGGAGTATAGATGGAAGCATAAAGCAAGGTAGGGAAGGGAAGTGGGCTTCACCAAAGGTATTCAAATCTATAAAAGCAAATAGCTACTGGTTACTTACCATACCAGATAATGAAATATTTGAGGCAGACTTCTACCAGAGGATAGGGTGCAACTTGGTTCTTATGGATTCAGGGAGGGTAAAAGTATTACTACCTGATACGGAAACATTGAATAGAACTTTATATGCACCACTTACTCTAAGGTGGATATGGGATGATTGAGGCAATAGTTTACTTAGCTCGCAAGTTGCACTGGTCAAAAAAAGAGATTGGGGAACTAATGCCTGCTCAATTCAATGAGTTATTAGCAGAAGTCCAGTTTCAAGAGGCACGGGAACGATATAGGCAAGACCATAATGTAGCTTCTATCCTGGCAGCTATTTATAATACCATCCCAAGCAAGAGCCACAGAACTTATAAAGCAAGAGATTTTCTTTCCTATCCAGAACCGCAGAAGGAAAAGCCTAAATCATTGGAGGAACTAGCTAAGGAAAAGGGGATACAGATGCCCCAGGAATAGACCTGTAACGCACCAGAATCAAAATCTAGGGCGTTTGTCTAACTAATCAATGGAAACCATAAGGGGGTAAGATGGCAAAGAGTATTTTAGGGACACCAGAAAGGAAAATAATCAAGTTGGGGGATAAGGATTATAACTTATCCCCGCTTAATTTGAATGTGATGGCAGATATAGAGGATGAGTTTGATTGTAGCATTGAAAAGATAGGCAAGGTATTAAATAAGAAGCGAATGTCTACTATGCGAAAGCTCATCTATATTTTGCTTAAGCAGGAATATCCAGATATGACATTAGAAACGATTGGGGGGTTTGTCAATTCATCTAATATAGCTGAGGTTAGCGAATCCTTAGCCGAGGTATTGAAAGGGGAATAAATGGCGAATCCAACGGCAGAACTTCTCGTTAAGGTAGGGACAGATACCAAGGCATTAAACACAGGGCTTAATAGTGCTGATAAGCAGGTTGGGGGCTTTGCTAATACTATTAAGAAGCATCATAAGGCTATCGGTATGGCAATGGCTGCTATGGGGACTGCAATACTTGCTGCTGGTGCTTTGAGTGTAAAGCAGTTTGCCAAGATGGGGGATGAAGTCCAGAAGATGGCGCTCAGGACTGGCTTTTCAACTGAATCATTGTCTGAATTAAGGCACGCTGCCGATTTGTCTGGAGCTTCATTGGCAGGGCTTGAGAAGGCATCCCGCACATTGTCAGGTGCTATCTTGGATGCTGGCTATGGATTAGAAACCTATGTCAGAACTTTTGACCAACTCGGCTTAAGCTATAAAGACCTAAAGGACTTAAGTCCTGAAGACCAATTTATGGCTGTAATGGAGGCACTGGCGGGTGTAGAGAATGAGTCTGCAAGGGCTGCTATAGCTACTGATCTCTTTGGTAGGGCAGGCACGCAACTATTACCGATGTTAGTAGATGGAGCAGAAGGGTTAGCGGATATGCGACAGGAAGCTCATGACTTAGGTATCGTGTTTGACCAAGAAGCAGCAAATAAAGCGGCTGCCTTTAATGACGCACTAACTAAGTTGAAGGGCAGCTTTTCTGGAATTATGATAACAGTGGGGGGTTTTCTAACTGATGCCTTAAAACCATTAGTAGATACTGTTACCAGTGCCGTTAAGAAGTTTAGTGATTGGGCAAAGGAACATCCTGCATTATCTAAGGCAATTACTTATATGGGAATAGTCGTGGGTATATTACTCATAGGGCTTGGCACTCTTTTATTTATGCTCCCTCAGCTTTCAGCTGCCTATGAAGTATTAGCTGCTATTAAATGGTCAACTATTATCCCTGCAATATGGGCACATATAACTGCTCTCTGGGCACAGGTAACCGCATCGTTAGCCGCAATCGCAGCTACTGGCTTAGGAATACCGATTGCCATCGCTGCTGCTGCTGGTATAGCCTTGTTAGCTGCTGGCGTAACACTATTAGTAAAAAATCAAAGAAAACAATACGAATCAACAAAAGCGGTAGCTGAGGCAACTGATGAAGCAAAGTGGGCAACTTACAGATGGTCGGAAGAAGCAGGGAAAATGGTTAAGGTAACTGAAGAGGTAACTGAAGCAACTAAAGACCTGGGTAAAGAACTAGACCTTACGGTTGAAGCGTTCATGAAAGAAGCAGATGCGTTGTTTATTGCTACACACGGCCAAGAGGCATTTGAGGCAGCAACTAATAAGGGTACTACAAGCATTGATAGGCAAAGGGCGGCTTTGGAAAGGTTACGTAAGGAATTATTTAATCTGGCAAGACAAGTTGGGGCTAAAACCCTGCAAGAAAGAGGAGAGGAACTAATAGCTGGAGCAGGAGGGACACGGGTAAAAGGTGTATTAACTCCCCCATCATGGTTTGAGGGAACTGCTACCGACTTCAGCAGGATGATACAGGAGTCCCTACTTTTTGATGTGCCTGGATTTCAGCACGGAGGAATTGTAACCAGCCCTACATTAGCGATGGTAGGTGAAAAGGGGCCAGAGGCAATAGTGCCACTCGATAGGGCAGGGGGTAACTCCCCTGTAAATATCTACTTTAATGAGCCTGTCTTTATGGAGAGGGAAGAAAGTATAAATAAATTAGCCGATAGGATACATCGAGTAATCAAAAGAGAACAGCGATTGAGTTTCGGCGGAGCATACAGTGGCTAGTGCAACTTATGTCACAGAGGTTGACTGGGATAATGATGATGATTTCGGGGATGCTAACGAAGATATATCCGATGATGTTAAAAGCATCAGCTATTCTAGGGGCAAGGATGGGGAACTGGGCAAGGCAACCCCAGGCACTTTAAGTATTAGAGTTAATAATTTAGATGGTAAATATAGCCCGACACTAGCTACAGGCATATACACCGACCTATTACCCAAAAGAGTTATTAGGGTAAGAACCACTGACCCTGGAGCTTATAATCTATTCTACGGTTACATAGAATCCATTACTCCACACCCCGACCCTACCTCACGGGATTGCTACATATCAGCTATTGATGGCTTAGATTTTTTGGCAAGACACGAGCTTGATACAGTATTATATAAGGACACTCTAACAGGGGCTTTGGTTACCAATGTATTAGATGCTGCTAGTTGGAGCGCTACTTTAAGAGCTATTGACGCTGGGCAGGACACAGTTCCCTATGCTTATTGGCAAAAGGTAAAAGCCAGATTTGCCCTTCAGGATATAGAGGATAGCGAGTTAGCATTTATCTATGTCAATGGTGCTGGGCAATTAGTTTATGAGGATAGACACCACAGATATTCAGCCACTCATCAAACAAGCCAAGCCACTTTTGATGATACTATGGTAGACATTGCTTACGATTATAATGCTAGAAATGTCTACAATGAAGTTAGAGCAACTGTTACACCCTGGGAATTGAAGGGATTAACTACTCTTTGGACATTAGAGGAAACCCCTGCCCTTGCTGTGGGAGAAACTAAAACTTGGTGGGGTGATGCCTCAGTTAGCGGCTCACCAGTCTTTGTAAATGCTTGGACAACACCAGCGTCAGGCACAGATTATATTGCTAATTCCCAAGCTGATGGTGGTGGGGATAATGAAACGGCAAATGTTACAGTTACGCCTTCCAAGTTTGCCAAGTCAATTAAAATAGCTATTGCGAATGATGCTACGCATATCGTATATTTAACCACATTACAGGCTAGGGGAACCTACTATGACGACCAGACTAAGGTAAGCAAGAAGTCGGAGGATGCTACCTCTCAAGGTTTATATCAGAAACGAACGCTACCCTTAGACGGTAAATATCTAACCGACTCTGATAAGGCTCAAGACTTTTGCGACTATGGATTAGCGAGGTTCAAAGACCCACAGGCTGAAATTGCGATTACGATAGTCAATAAGGATGCCACGAACCTAACCCAGATTCTATCAAGGGAAATATCGGATAGGATAACAGTCAAGAATACTGAGCTTGGATTAGATGATGACTTCTTCATCAACAAAATGGAACACGAAATAACAGAGGGTGGGAAAAGGCATCGGTGTCGCTGGTATTTATCAGGGGCAGCTAATGAGGATTTCTGGTGCCTTGACCATTCGCAATTGGGAATAGGCACGAAGTTGGGGTATTAAAATGATAGAGACCGCAGAGACATACTTTTCAAAGATTAACCGCCCACAAGCTCGCAAGCGATTAAAGGATAGACCCTTTGATCTTAATAGGGAAGTATCAAATAAGACTTTACGAGCAGAGATAAATCATTCAAGGTGGCTCGTGAATTGTCCTCATTGTAACAATACTGAGTTTTCATTTAGTGATAAGAGGTTCTTCTGCACCGAGTGTAAGAACGAAGCAATAGGGGGCAAGTTATACAGGGTCGTTATGCCTAAAAATAAATTACAAATAGAAACCTTACTAGAGCCACGCCCCATCTTTAATCGTAATTGGAAGTATCCTGAAACGATAAGTGATTTAGTAAAAGAAAATGAAATACATATTGAGGAGCTAGGATAATGGCTTGGACAACCCCACGCTCTTATGCGGCTGGGGATTTGATAACCGCAGCGATTCTCAATACCCACATAAGGGATAACCTCAAATATCTTAAAGGATTAGCGGGGGCTATAACTTTTGATGATGATATTATTATAGCTGGCACAGTTGATGGAGTAGATATAAGTGGACACGAGGCGAGGCACGTATCGGGTGGGGCTGACGACCTTGATGCTCCCCTAGCGATAGCAGCAATGGCTAACTTAGCAAATGGTAAATACTGGCGAGGTGATGGTGGCAATCGCCCCGTTGAATTATAAGGAGAAATAGATGGCTTGGACAGCTCCAAGAGATTGGGTCGCAGACGAAGTAGTTACCGCAGCAATAATGAATTCCGCTGTGAGAGATAATCTCCGTTATCTCAAAGGGTTAGATGGTGCTATTACCTTTGAAGATGATATTGTAACGTCTAATAATGTTGACGGGATTGATGTATCTGCCCACGAGGCGAGGCACGTATCAGGTGGGGCAGATGCCATTGATAGTGCCTTAGCTATTGCTGCTATGGCCGATTTAGCTGATGGCAAAGTCTGGAAAGGCGATGTTAGTAATAGACCAGCAGAGATTGATTTCCCTACCAGAACCTTAAGTGCTGCCAATGAGACTGTTACAGAAGGATATTATGCTGGCACAACTTTAAGTGCTGTAGATGCCGACCTTGCCGTAGCAAATATTAGAAAAAGTACTGTCGTTTTTGGCTTTACGGGAACACTTGAACCGCTAGATGATGCAGCTGCCGAAGCAAGTGTAGCAATGTTTCAAGCTTATCCCGCCATAGGCGATGTGACCTCCCCCGAAAATCTCAATGACAACGGCACAGGGACACTCTGTGAAGCCGATGCTCAAGACGAATACGCCATTGTAGTATATGGAGATTTAGTTAAAATTAAAAGATACCGACATTATGGACAGCATACAATGAATGGTGATGGGGAGTTCAAAATTCAATACTGGAATGTGGTTACTGATGCTTGGGTAGATTGGGTAACAGGAATAGCTACCAGAGTAGCTAGTTGGAGCGATCTTGCGACTGAAGCTGAAGTGATTACCACCGCAATCAAGGTGATAAATACTACTATTGATAGTGCAGGTGACAACAAAATAGGCGAACTAGAGGTCATTTTCTAATATGCTTAATTTTATTAAGGGGAATGAATAATGTGTATGCAATGGCTACGGAAGTTTTACCTTAAGCAAAGCGGGGCTGAACGCATCTCTCCTAATGATTGGGTGAAGCGAGACCAGATAGATTACATTGCAAAATCAAATCTCCTTACTATCAAACTCAAGCCCAATGTTAAGATATTTAGCATAGCCGATACTAATAGTATGGATGGGCTACTGGATATAGGGCATAATGTTATTGCCACAGACGAGTTTGATAGGTCTAAACTAGCCGTTGGTGATATTGTAGTCTATCAGGTTTATCTCACTAAGATTGTTCACCGCATAGTAGAAATAAAAGAAGATAAAGGGGGCAGGATTTATCGCTGTAGGGGCGATAACAACGTAGACATTGATCCCTATTTTCTCAGGGATATGCACATAATATATCTGGTATTAGGCGTAATTTATTGAGAGGGTGATAAATGAAAATCCTATCAATGCTTACCTACCAATGGTGGTGGTATCATTTAGAGTTTTGGCTATCCCCAGATGATCGTAGACCGCTAACATACATAATGCGGGACACATATCATAAAATGCCCTTAATCATTATTACGGCTCAGGCAATAGCATTCTACTTATTGGGACGCTATACGCCCCAGATTTCAATTCTGTGGCTACTCATTATAGTTGTGGCATTGTTTGTTGGTGAGGTT